TATAATTTAAACGCAACAAATTATGGGTCATCAGGTAAACAAACAAAAACTTTATATGCAGTAGATGTTTATAATACAGTCAACGAACCTGATTTTTGTTTATTATTTGGTACAAAGATAACAAAAAAAGATGGTACAGAAATTGATGTTGAAGATTTGGTAGTGGGTGACGAAATTAAAGCATGGGCGCCTACAGGTCTACCAGATGAAGATTTACCTATTGAAACGGATAGTGTAGATTGGAGATTTTATATGGAAGATTCTGCAACAGGTACTACGGAAAATGTGATAGTATCTGATTTGATTTTTAATTTTGCTGATAGTTACTATAATATTAATAATGGTTTAATAAAAGCTACAGGTACACACCCAGTTTTTGTTTGGGATGCTGAAATTGAAAAATATCGTTTCAAAAATTTAAATACAGTATTACCAGGTGACCTTATCGTAACTTATGATGAAATAGGAGGAATATCAGAAGTAGAAGTTTATGATATAGACAAAATTGAAATGGATGTAGAAATTGTGACTATTAATGTAGAAAATGCAGACGTTTATTTAGCAAATAAAACAATATCACATAACAAAGGAACTACAACACAACCACTCATACCATCTTCGGGATTGAGAATGTATTTGGACCCTTCAAAGGCAAAATGTTTTCCATCAAACTCACTACCTTCAACAGGAACACCATCAACTGACTGGTTAGACTTGGGTGGGTATAATACGGGTGTTAGACCCGCAGGGGTAACAAACTCAGCCGGATATTCTGGCACAAGTCCTTCATACAACAATGGTTCGACTAGAATAGATAGATATTGGACATTGGATGGTTCTGGTACGTTTTGGTTTAAAGACCGTAATTCAAATATCAATGGTGGTATAACTCAATTTGATGTGACTGCGATGACATTTTTGGCATGGGTGAGATTAACTGCAAATCCTGGTGCAGAATTTGGTGGATTATTCTCAAAAGAAGGTGGCGATAGAGATTATAATTTTTATTTGTATTCAAGTAATTCATCTGTGTGGAATGGGTTTCATTTTAGTTCAGCTAGAGGAACTTGTTCAAATACTATTCAGACATTTACTGCACCTTCACTTAATGTTTGGCACTTAGTTGGGTTTACAATATCAGCTGCAGCAGGTATAGCATATTATCTAAATGGTGCTAGTGTAGGAACAGGAACAATGACTTCATTTAATGCAACCTCTTCATATGATATAAAATTAGGTAGAGCAGACAATTATGCAAAATGCCAATTAGGTCCTGTATTATTTTATAATAGAGTTTTGACTTCGACGGAAGTTGACCAAGTTTACGACCATTTTCAACCAACATATAGACCTTAATTATCGTTTTGAAATAAAAAATTATATTTATATTGAGAATTACAAATTTTTAAAAATTAACTATATAAAATGGCAGAAAAAATCGTATCACCAGGTGTATTTACAAAAGAAAATGACCTATCATTCTTACAGCAAGGTATCGCTGATATAGGTGCGGCATTTATAGGACCTTTTAAAGAGGGACCGTTAGTACCTACAATTGTTAATTCACAAGCTGAATTTGAAGAATTGTTTGGTAAAGTCGATGACACTTATTATACTCCGTTAGCAGTACAAAATTATTTAAGAGAAGCAGGCACCGCTACAATTTGTAGAGTTGGTGGTATAGGTGGATATACCGAAACCGCTCCTTTATTATTAACTGCAACTTCTGGTTCAGTATCAGCATCTTTAGGTATTTTATTCAATACATCAGGTAGTGCAAATGCAGGATTTGCAAACGCACAATGTACAGGTTCAACAACAGGCGGTGGAGATTTCGTATTGAGAGGTACTGGCCTTAATGTATCAGCATCTTTAGATTTGGCCGACATAAATGATATTGAAGCAGTATTTGGTAATTCAGCATTTGGCTCTAAAAATCCTTATGTATATGGATTTTTCAAAAATGCATCTATGACATTTGATTCATCCTGTTCTTCTTCAGTATTTGTATTGGGAGACCAATTATTTACCAACGATGCACAAGAGGCTCAAACACCAATTTTAAAATCACAATTAATAAGTGGTGATAGATATAATGTTTTGAGATTTATTACATTAGGTGCTGGTAATTCAGCAAATACAAAAGTTAAAGTTGCTATTTCTAATATTAAAGCAGCAGGTAGTGTTAGTGGAACCGATTATGGTGTATTTACCATAGTTGTTAGAGCATTTGGCGATACTAACAAAAAGAAAAATGTTTTAGAGACATGGTCAAATGTAAATTTGGATGTGAATTCACCTAACTTTGTATGTAGAGTAATTGGTAATAGAAGTAAATCAATAGCTTCAAATGGCAAAGTGACAGAATACGGAGATTGGGTAAATAGGTCTAAATATATTAGATGTTGGAATGAAAATGATGAAAGTTATGTAGCAGCTGAATCTTTACCAGTCCAAGCTGTTCCATTTGGACACGCTGCATATATTTTACCAGTTTCAGCATCAGTAGCTAAAGGTGCATTTAGTATCCCTGCTGTAACATACTTAACAGGTTCAGCAACACAATTTGGTGGTATAGATTTGGATAATAATGATGATAATAAAATATATTTAAAACCAATACCTTCAGCGGCTGGAAACGGTTCAAATTCAGTATTTGGATTGGATATATCAAATGGTGGTTCTCTATCAGTAGGTTCTTCTTTGGCACAATATGTTGTAGCATTTCAGGAAGGATTTGATGGTATGAGTCCAGCAACTGAAATTATGAAAGGTTCTAATATTCTTGCAGGTAATTCACAAGGATTCAACTTATCAACTTCTACAAGTTCAGGTTCGGTAGCATATAGCAAACATATAAATGCTCTTTCAAACGCAGATGAATATGATATTAATATGATTGTTGCACCAGGAGTTAGTAGAGCTTTACACCCTTCTACATGGACATCAATATTGGATATGGTGGAAGCAAGGTCTGATGCATTCTTTATCGCAGATGCAGGAAATTCCTCACTCGGTTTAGCAGCTACAGTTACACAAGCGGAAGCAGTAGATTCAAATTACGCAGCAATTTATTATCCTTGGGTTAAGACAGTTGATATAAATACTAATAAATTAATAAGTGTTCCACCTTCAGTATTACTACCTGGCGTATTCGCAGCAAACGATAGAGTAGCAGCAGAATGGTTCGCACCAGCAGGTTTAAATAGAGGTGGTTTAGTAGGCGCAGTATCAGTATTAGATAGATTAACTCAATCTGAAAGAGATACTTTATATGAGGGAAAAGTAAACCCAATAGCACAATTTCCAGGACAAGGAATAGTAGTATTTGGACAAAAAACCTTACAAGATAAGCCTTCAGCATTGGATAGAATTAATGTAAGAAGATTATTATTAACTGTTAGAAAGTTTATAGCATCTTCTTCTAAATTCTTAGTATTTGAACAAAACTCATCTGAAACCCGTAACAGATTCTTAAATATTGTTAATCCATATTTGGAATCAATTCAACAAAGACAAGGTTTATACGCTTTCAGAGTAGTTATGGATGAAAGTAATAATACACCAGATGTAATTGATAGAAACATTTTGCAAGGTGCTATCTTTTTACAACCAACAAAGACAGCTGAATTCTTACAGATTGATTTCAACATTCTTCCAACTGGTGCAAGTTTTGGTGGATAATTTAAAAAACAAATATTTATATAAAATAACATAAAAATAAAACAAAATGCCAGAAATTTTAGAGTTTGATAAAATGTTCTATAAAAATTTTGAACCAAAAATTGGTAACAGATTTATTATGGAAATAAATGGTATAGAATCTTACATTGTTAAGACAGCTCAGAGACCTACAATACAGTTTGAACCAATCGTTTTGGACCATATCAACGTAAAAAGAAAGTTGAAGGGCAAAGGTGAATGGCAAGATATAAGTATAACCCTTTATGACCCAATCGTACCATCAGGGGCACAACAAGTTATGGAATGGGTTAGAAGTTCACATGAATCATTGACAGGTAGAGATGGATATAATACTTTTTACAAAAAAGATATTACTTTTTATCTATTAGGACCTGTAGGTGATAAAATTGAG